ATAAACCTATATTTGGGGTCATTGACTGCATTGATTAGTGCTATTTGTGGACGATTGATGGTATCGTAGAGGTTTAAGAGTCTAAGATAGTTGTCGATGGGTAGTTTGATAAAGCGTTGTGTAGGATCGAACTCTACTATATGCTCCGTTTCTACATCAGGTCTACTTACTACTAACATTATACCATACTTTCATTAAATAATTTCCAACCTTTAGTAGTATGCTGCTTTCCAGCAAGTAATCGTTGTAAACTGGCCTGCTCTAAATTATGCTCTCTGGCAAATTGTCTGGCATTTTCTATTTTATATACTTGTCCGCAGGGTGATTGCACTAAAGAATTATATTGTTTCCAATTAGGATGATGTCTTTTCTTTTTTAACATTAAATTCCATTCTACTGGCATTGCTTCTTTTAACCATAAATGATTAATTTGCGAAGATATTCTTAATACTACACCAACTTCTACATTACACTCTTTTGCTATTTCTTTAGTAGTCATATCCGTGTAAGCTAAAAATGTAAGTATAGTTTGATAATCTTCTGGAGTATGTTTTGCGTTGTTATTATTTATTTCTACTCCACTTACTCCTCCACCAGGGGTTCCGTTATAGCCTTCTAAATAAGAATTATAATAATTAATCCAATATATTTCTTTCTTATCTGCTTCTTCCCGTGTATCTGCTTCATCAATTATAACTAATTCAGGTATTCCACAAATAGGATAATCTGCCTGTAATTTTTTACTATGATGTATGTTATCTCTTAGCTTTTGTAAGTGTCTTCGAAATCGTAGTTCTGGATTTAATGATTGCCCAATATAAACTTTATTAGTATTAGGAAATATTAATTTATATATAAATTTTTTCATAGGCTTTAATTTCCTCATCATTGATTTGTTAATATTATATTAACATGACAAATAAATTTTTACAAGCCTAAATTTTATATACCCTCTCCACTTACTAGTTTATGTATAAGTTGGCTATATTTGCTGCCATCGGTATCGTTAATCTGCACGTTCACCTGCTTTTGTGGTCCTGGTGTGCCCTGACGCAATTTCTCTAATTGCAGTTGTTTGTCTAAGAGGTCCATTGACATCTTATGCGACATTTGTAGTAGGTCTGCAATATCCTTGCTGGATCCAACACCAGCTTCCTCTAACTCCTGAAACTTTTGCTTGATTAGTGCGTCCATTGCCTGACGCATTAAGAAGCGGTTGTTGTAACCCATGTCAAAAAATACTTGATCTATATACTGTTTAACCTCACGGCGACCTAAGATTTGTGCTACCTGGTCTGGATGTAGGTCTAGCTCATGGGCAACCTGTTTAGCATCATTAAGTTGAAGATAGCAGTTGGCTACTTCCAGTGCTTCTGGACTTATTTGTACGGTTTCGGCTGGTAGGTGTGTAGTCATGGTTGCTCCAATTTTTATGATTGTAACATGTTTGAGGTTTAGGGTCAAGTGTAGATTTTGGCACCTTAGCCTTTTTGAAAAAATTTTAATGATAGGCCGTGAGCGGGGGCCCCACGGCTATAAGAAATATAACGTCTAATAACCGCCCCTATTATGTCATAAATCTAGCAGTTTGTCAACGACCGCCTGTCGGCTGACGAATGGTAGTAGACACTGCTACTCGATTGGCCTATACTAGAGTTTCTTTCAACCACTACGGAGTAGCGAAAATGGCAACAGCCAAAGCCCCGAACTATACCCCTGAGCAGACTGCTCAGATTGTGGCCGACTATCAGGCCGGTGTTACGGTTGAGCAAATTGCCCAGACTATGGGCAAGACTGTTCGCTCAATTGTAGCGAAGCTCAGCCGTGAAAAAGTTTATATCGCTAAAGAATATAAAACCAAGAACGGTGAAGCTCCCATCAAAAAGGATGTTCACGCCGACTTCATCGGTGCTGCTCTCAAGCTCTCGGAGAACGATATAGAATCGTTAACGAAAGCTAACAAGAGCGCTCTGCGTGCGATTGAGCTTTTTATCCGTAACTCTGCCAACTAGGGTATAGGGGCGCAAGCCCCTATATAAACACTATGAAAAACATAACACTTGCCACTGATCCAAAAATTGTAGCATTTAGCCGTCGTGCTGAAGTTGCCGTTGAAGAACCGTTACAGTTTTTTGTTGTGCCTACCAACTACAAGGGCTTCATGTGGCTTATAAAAAATAGAATCCTTGGGCGCAAGCTCACTGGGCCTAGTTATAATAAGCATTACAATACACTTACTGGATCGATGCAAGAATGAGAACACTTGCACTAGCCCTATGGCTGTATGTTATGTTTATGATAACATTCCTTGCTGGCTACTGTTTCACATGAAACAGTAGCCGCATATAAAAAATATACCACTATAACTTTTATAGCGATGGCGCCAAAATTATAGCATATAATTTTGGGGCGTGTCAAGCCCTGCCGCCGCCGTTTGTCGGGTTGTATCGACCACTGGTCCGCTGATGTATGGCAGGCTGTAGGGGTGTGAACGGCAGGCTAAATCTACTCTTGCACTTGCACTGCTGGCTGATAGGTGTATAATTCAATACATGGACAAAACAGCTGCAAAGGAGCAAAAGATGAAACACAAAATGATTACAGCCGAAATTAGACTAGGCGACGATCGTTATACTATTGTTAACGGGAAAACTATTGAGGAAATTATCGAGAAAATTTACGAATACCATTCATTTTCAGACTTCTTAAAGCAACATTTTACAAAAAAGGGTACACTATCAAAAGAAGTTAAATCCGGTTGGTATTTTAAGAATACAATTAAATAACAAACAAGGATCAAGATTATGAAAAGGATAGCAATCTATGACATGGATGGCACAATTGTATGCTCACTGCATCGCTACCGTACTGTTTTTGATAACAATGGCGAGCGTATCGACCTTGGCTACTGGCGTGCGAATGAGCATCGCGCTATGGATGACAGCTTGTTACCATTGGCAGAACAATATAAAAAAGATAACGCTGATCCCGACTGTATTGTTATTATCGCTACTGCCCGCATTTTGCGGGATGCTGATCTTACATTTATTAGCACAAAGTTAGGCGATCCTGACCATATAGTTAGTAGAGCGGAAGGCGATGTTTCGTCGGGTGCTACTCTCAAGGTTTACGGGCTCAAGCCTATCATCGAAGAATACAGGGATATGTTCGATATAGAAGATATAACCTTCTATGAGGATAACATCCAATATCTCAAAGCGGTTTGTGATTATTTTTGTATCGAAGGCGTTTACATTCCAAGCAAACAAGGACACTAATATGAAAACCATAACACAACTTCAGATTGATTTTATATCGCTCTACGAAAAAATGTACGGCTTTGTTCCAGATTTTGGATCGTTCCAAGATTGGAACAATCCTGGCTGGCTTGCTAGAATGTACGATGACCTTTATAGAACTTATAACAGCTTGCCCGAAGAATATCTGGGCTGGGCAACCGTAGAAGTTTAGGTTCCACGTGGAACACGGTTCCACGTTATAAAAACCACACCGATATAATGTTTATATCGGTGGCGCCAAAAATTATACCATATAATTTTTGCCCGTGTCAAGGGTTAGACCGACCGTTCGTCGGCTCCTACCGACCGCTAGTCGTCTGATGTATGGCGGCCTGTAAGGTATGAGCGGCGGCACTTGCAGCTTTTTTGTGATATACTACAGTTTCAGTCAATCAACCAAGGTTATAAATTATGAAACGACAATACTATGCTGTTCTAGATACTGAAACGACCCTCGACGATACCGTTATGGATTTTGCCATTGTTATCTGCGACCGTCACGGCAAAATTTATAACAGTTGTGCCGTTCTCGTGCGTGAGTTTTTCGATACTAGCCGACTATTCCATGATAAAAACAATAACGGTTTTTGGGCTTCTGCTAACCTTGAGCGTCGTGCTAATAATTACAACGCTATGATTGCTGATGGTCGTCGCATGGTCGCATCGGTTACCGCTATAAATAATTGGATCAATAAATGTATCGGTACTTATGATCCTATTCTAACCGCATACAATCTAGCTTTCGATTCTAGCAAATGTGCTAATAGCAATATCGTTCTAGATTCTTTCACTAGCCGATTCTGCCTATGGCAAGCCGCTGTAGGTAACATCTGCCGTTCCAAAAAATATAAGCGTTTTGTGCTCGACAATCATCGTTTCAATAATGCTACCGATAAAGGAAATATGACATTCAAAACTGATGCTGAGACTGTTGCAGGTTTTGTAACGGGTAACATGATACTAGAGCCACACACTGCCCTTGAGGATGCCCGCGATTTTGAGATTCCAATCCTACAAAAAATTGTACGTTCTAAAGGTTGGCGCGATCGCATCGAGCCCTATGACTGGAAGAAATTTCAGGTCAAGGATCATTACAATGTTTGAAGCATTCGGCGTTCTAGGTTCTATACTGCTTGGGGCTTCGGCCCTGCCCCAAGCAATTGAATCCTATCGTTCTAAAAATTCAGACGGGCTAACACTAGGTTTTATAGCGATGTGGTGGACTGGTATGGTTTCCATGACAATTTATATCGTGCCCAAAGGCGATATGATTCTTATAGCAAACTACATCACCAATCTATTTCTTGTAACAATTATTGCGAGGTATAAATTATGGCCGATTCGTTGATAAAAGTTGTAACGGCCGCTGTAGCCCTGCATTGGTCGGCAATGCAGGAATTATGGCCCCAACTAAAAATGCACAATGTTCCAAAGGTTAGAATCAATAACAGACTGTATCGCACTGCGGGCTTTGCTCATTGCGAGGTGCATGAGGTAGAATTTGCTAGCAAGTTTTTTAACCGTTATAAACCTGAGATGCTTTGCATAATTGTACCGCATGAGCTAATCCATGTTGCAGATTATATAATCAATGGCGAAGACCCTACCGACTTTTGGCATGGCCCCGATTGGCGTCGTA